GAGCAGTGTTACCAATACGTATACTACCAATCCAGCTTGTGCGTACCACATTGGTTTTCTGGTTTATGCGCCGGAAGATACCGGAAACCAGTTTCACGTATACAATGAATACACTGACCTTAGCATTACTGGCCCTGGCTTTGCGCTCACTGGCAATCTGCATAGCAATACGACCGTTGACGGCCTTTCAAGTACGGCGAACTTAATAGGCGGCGGCGTCAATGTCGGTTCCACCGTTACGGGAACGGGAATACCTGCGGGCACTTTCGTTTTGAGTGTGGATAACACAAGCTCGGTAACCATTACGAGTGCGGCCACGATCACCGGTTCTTCAATGCTAACATTCAAGGTTAACGCCTTGATTGGTCATTATCCTGGAGCCATGCGTACTAATGACCTCAGTCCTGGTGCGTTATGGTTCATGTATGGACCGGTCCTCGCCCAATATTTCCCTAATGATTTTCAAAGCTTCCAGCGCCCTACAAGAATTTCGGCTGGGAATTGGGTGTCGTATTCGTCCACGGTCTATCGATCTGGCAACCGTCTTACGGGGCCTCCTGGTGACTCAGGGATTGACAGCAACGGCAATCGCTCTCTGGCTGGAATGATTACCGGCACCAATGGTCTTGATTTTACGAGAGCCGATCCTCCGGCGCCAGGCATACCGACCACCTACAGGATCGGGACCAGAGTCATCAATCTTCACGCTTGGGACCCTATAACGATCGGCAGCCAAGTGTGGGTGCCAGCTCTTGAAGATGCGAGAGACGTAAAAATTTCTAATGCCAACCCGGCGGTAGTCACTAAGACCGCGCACGGATACAAAGCCGGACAGCTTGTCTCGTTTGTAACCTCAATTGCAATAGGTTCGGTCGTCAACAGCGGCAACACGTTCGTCGCGACTATAACCGCCGGATCGAACATTGTTACGGGAATTATGGATACATCAGGGCTTCAACCCGGCATGGTTGTCAATTATCCTGGGTTCATTGCCAATTCCCCAACTCACTTACCGCTCACGTCTTTTCCGCAGGGAACTACGGTGCTGTCCGTTGACAGCATGACGCAAATTCATACGAGCATCGCGGCAACTCACAACGACACCCTGATTTCATTCCAGACGTTGCCGATACCGATCTTGCCGGGCGTCCAATACTGCGTCTTGGCAGCTGGTCTGACGACGGACACGTTTGAGATCGGAAACACTTGCGGCGGTGCCGCGATCAGCACGGCAGGATCGATCAACTGCTACAATCCGGCAACGGACGCTTTGTGCATCTATATCCCAAACGGCGGGATGTACGTCGATCGGGTGGCGGTCGATGGCATCACCACGATGAACATATTGGGGACGCCGGCCCCAGTGAGAATTTCCAATGCTTATGCTGGCGTCTTTCCGGGGCCGACATTCTTGCAGGATGTAAACGCCTCGCTCAACTGTGGGGTCATGACCTACTACGCGGTGCGCGGATATTTTATGTCGGCTAACAATTTCGGCTTCAACACGGGGGCGACCTACAACAGCGGCGTTGGAGCGCTACAAGAACAGCTGGTCGATATCTATAGCGAAATCGTCGATCCGGTTGCGGCAACGACATGCGCGCCTATGGGGGTGCGTGTCAGTGCGGCGAACGATCTCGTTTCCCTATCGTGGAACGGTTCGTTGCCAACCCAGAATTATCGGCTGTATTACGGCTTCAGCGCCGCATCGCAGCCGTTCCTGGTCGGCGATGTAATCGGGCTGTCAACGACCTACAGGCCCAATTTGCAGACGCCACAAGTGATGTACTTCAAACTGGTGTACCTCAACAATGGCGCCGAGCAGGGCTCGACCGTGGTGTCAACCTACGTCAGCTCGTCAACGGCCTTCGTAAACCAGCATATCACACGCGCGCTTTTGGACGGCGCCGATCCGGTGACGATCGATCGCACCTATCTCGATGGGGCCGATTCATTGCTGACCGCGCAAGGGATGCACAATGCTTGCATCTCGTGGTCGGACCCGCATTTCGGGGTCGTGCAAAACATCAGCGGCATCGTTACTAAAGTCGAAGATTTGTGTGGAACCCATAAACAAAGGCTGAATGATCTTTGGTTTTGCACTGGCGTAGCCACTCTATGCACAGGTGCTTCGACAACGTCTTACAATCCGACCGGCCTCGGGAACACAACGCCGGGGCTTGTCCATGCCAATATCAATTCATTCGGCATCTATGGCGGATTGCTCGATGCGAACAATCATAATGGACGACTCAATCCGGTTCGGCAGGCATCGGAATTGACAGTTTTTGCGTCTTACCAGCGCGCCAGCGCGACTGGTGACGTGACCATGCTGGCAACCGGCGAGTTCGGCGGTGTTTCGCTTCAGCATCTCGGCACCGGCAATGCGTCATTTGGGTTGTATGATGACGTGGGCCCGTCGCAGTTCGCGACCGCGTCGCTGGCGACAACGATCAACACGCCGCACGTTGTGTTTGGGACGTTTGGCTGTCGCAACGCGGCCGGAGTCATCTCGCCGACGTGCCTTGCCAACGATACGAGTCCTGGAAATCTGAAGATTTATGCGGACAACACGCTTGGAACTGTGCCGACACCGGCTCTGCATTCCAATTACGGCGTGTCTCTCTTCACAACGTTGAAGGGCACATTTTCTTCAGGCCTGCAATTTCCGTGGGTCATAGGCACGCTCAATTCAAAATTTGCCTACGGCGCTTCGACTTCGACCTATACGATGGAGAACAATCAATCGAATTTCACGATGGGGGCCGTCGGATTTTTCACGCAGGAAATGACCGCGGCTCAGGTATCGGCGTTCACGACATTTTTTCAGAACACCGTTTCGCCGCCTGTTGCGGTGCACTTCTCGCCGACCACCTATGGTGCGGTGTGCAACGGCTCGACGGACGACAGCACTGCGTTTACCAACATGCTTGCAGCGATGGTGTCGTGGGACAGCAATCCGGCCAATATCAGTGTGGCTGGGGTCATCCAAGTCGATATGCCGAATACGGGTTTATGCGTGGGCACGGCAGGCGCCAACCTCGTCAAGGGAACCGGCATCAACCATCAGGTCATCTACAACGGCCAGGGAACGGCGGTCTCCGGCGTCACCGACCTCGGGACCGGAAACGGCTTTGGGTTCGGCGTTGCCGGTATGGCGGGCAACAACACGAGCCAAGCCCTGGTCAACACCGTGCGCGCCGGCGCCACGTCGGTGCAATTGAAGGATTGTCCTGGCCCGAGTTGCGCGACGGAATTGGCGCTGTTCACGGTTGGTGATTGGCTTGTGCTGACGGGTACTGATATGGGCACCGGCTCAGGTTGCGGTGGCTATCCGCCCAACCCGCAGTTCTTTCAGCACCTCAAGATCACAGCCAAAACTCCTGGCGGCCAGATCAGCTTCGGCGACGTGATCCGTCACGACTACGAGCAGGGGTGGCCAAATTATTGTCCAGGAACTGCATTTCAGCCTTACGGAGGTGGACCGGCGACCATTTACCAGTTGCCTCACGAATGGGGCGTGGATGTCATTTATCAGAACATGACGATGACGACCGCCAATCCTGGGGCGTGCGGGAGCACGACCGTAGGGAAGAGCATCCAATTCAAGAATGTGGCCATCATTGGCAACAATGTTGCGTGCGGTGGCTTCACTGGCGCGTCGTGTCAGGCGGCTCCGTCGCAAAATCTGGTGTTCAAATTAATCAATGCGACGATGGCGACTGGCATCGCTAGCGATTGCAAACTTGAGGTGGACAAAATTATAGAGACATTCATTGTGCAGGGCACGACTGTTCAGAACTTCAACGTTCAGAGCAATTCCGTCAATCAATTTTATCTGTCTCATTCGACTGTCAATGGGTCGATGAATTGGACGCAAAACACCGGAATATATGGTTCCACCATCAGTGCGTTGAACGGCGGCGCTGGCTTGGGGATAACTTATGGCCAGACGATAGTACGGAATTCGGCTATCACGACGTTTCAGATAGGTGGGCAGACGCAGGATCAGTTCGACAAGATCGGCACCATGACGAACGGGGTGTTCCTTCTGCCGCGCGTATTCCAGACTTCGGGGAGCATGGGGAGCACCGGGCTGTTGACAGGCAACATCCGGATCACTGTGGACTCGACGGCTGACTGGAACAACGCCTCGATTATGACGCCTCCGGGGCCGGTTGGGGGGTGCAACGGCAATGGCGCAAATCCGTCAATTTCGGCCTTCACCATCATCGATGCGACGCATTTCGATCTCCCCTATGCGATGTCCACGACCTACGTTAGCTTCACCACGCCAGGGTCTTCGCCGGGGGTGTTCACGTTCACCAGCCACGGCCTGACGACGAACAATCAGGTCACGTTTGGCAACATCGACGCTGGCGTCACCGGCATTACGAGCGGTACAGCTTATTGGGTCGTCGCGCCCACCTTGAACACGTTCGAGGTGTCGCTGACAAGGAATGGCACTCCGATCAATATAGGCGGCACTCAGACGAGTCAGGCGTACATCCAATGCGAGGGGCAGGGGACGCCGTACAGCAAGACTTTCTGGCCGCCGCCGTGGGTGATCCCTGGTGCCAATTATTTTTTCATCAGTGCCAGTTCATCTCAGTTCACGACGGTTGGCCCGATCATTCATGTCAACGATGTCTCGGTCAACGCCAACGGCAGCATCTTGCTGTCCACGAACCAGACAGGGAGCCTGCCTGTCTTTCCTGGGACCGGCGTCACGATGAAAACCTTTTCGGCGCCGCAGTGGACGGCGAGCAATTTGACTGGCAACGATGACGTTGTGGATTTGTCTGGGCCCAACCAAACGCCTGGAGCCCCGATCTGGTCGTTTAGCCAGAGGCCGTACTGCACGTCGTCCGGTCTGCCGGCGTGTCATAGTCCGTCAGGCACGCCGGTCGTGCCTGTCTTCGGTCAGGTCGTGGACGAGATCATTTCTGTGGACATCCCATATTCGGGGACGACGACGACGCTCACGGCCTCGCATGGGACTCCGCCTCCTCCTGTTCAGATACTCGGGAACAATTCCACGACCACCACCTGGACCACTGCGGTCGATGCGAAAACGGCCAATGGAGCCTCGGGACCGCGCGTCATGACCCAGACGACGACATCGGGGGCGGTGGGCGCCGATGCGTTGAACCCGTCCGGCGCGGGCGCGTGGCTTCAGAACAGTCAGATGGGCATTGCCTTCTCGTCGGTTCCCAGTGATTGGGGGACTACGAAGGTGACGCAGACGTTCCAGACGACGATGACTGGATTAGTTAATCCGGCACAGGAATAGATAGATGACCGTTCAGGTTGACGTAACAGGATTTAGCACGGCAGGCGCCGGCAGCGCAACAACCGACACCTTTGGAGGCGTAAGCGATATCCACAGCCTCGCGCTCAATGTCGGCAGCGGTCCCAACGGCACGGCACATCTCGTTCTGGTGGTCGGAATTGTAGGCGTAGGTGCACCGGCAGGCGCCAGCACCATGACTTCGGTCGTGTGGGGCAGCCAGACTATGACGCAAATCGGGACATCTTCAGCGAGCAATGGCGATTTGTGGCTATTCGGATTGTTGGCCCCGGCTACGGGAACGCAAACCTTGGCGTTGACCTGGAGCGGCACCAACCAGATGCAAGTTGGATGCGCGTCATTTGTCGGTGTGAATGATTCGTCGTTCGCAAGCGCTTTTACGCATTTTACCGCCAATCACAGCAGTCTCTCTCCTAACTCCGTGACGGTCACGACATCGGCGGGCGATGTCGCGATGGCAGCTCATGTGACTGGCGGCAATTATTCGACACCCGGCAACATAGACATCGGGCACAACAACTCAGGTGCGCTCAACTCCGGTGCCGAGAACTACGACACGGCAACCAGTCCGACTTTGACTTATGCATTTACTGCCGGCAGCAACTGGTCGTCCATCGGAGTTGATGTTGTTCAATTTGCGGTTGGTCCTCCACCATCATTGCCGGTCGGTCTTATCGGCCTCGCCGCAAGCGAATGGTGACGCATGCCGATCGCTCATGTGCAGGGAAAGGCCGGGGCTGCAACGCCGGTTACATCATTCAGCCAAACATTCGGCGCTGCGGTTCAAAGCGGTAATTGCGTTGTCGGCGGCGTTATTACCAGCACGTCAGGACCCTACACCATATCTGATGACAAAAGTAACACATATATCGTCGTAGATCATATCACGGCGGCATTTGATAATTTTATTACCTTTATTCTCGGAAACATTACCAATGGGCCAATTACGATCACAGTGTCCGGTTCGGGAGGCACAACAGGAAATTTTGATCTTTTGATTGACGAATATTCCGGCGTCAAGCAGATCACCAATCCAAGCGATGGTCATTCTGCAACAGACAATGCGACGGTTGGGACAGGAGCAGGATTTAACTCTGGTAATTTGACGACAACCATTGCCAACGACTGGATTTGGGGCGTCGGATATTGCAACATTGGTACTATTCCTGGCGTCGGAGCTGGGTTCACCTCAAGAGTCTCAGAAAATGCATTTTTTGGTGCGTTGACTGAAGACAAGTCGTTTGCGACTCCTGGAACAACAAATGCTGCTTTCACCAATAATGGCGCTTCGACAGCTGACTGCCCCGCCGCTGCCATAGCATTGCAGCCCGTTGTTGCAGCAGCTGCGCTAGGATACGCTGAAAGCGAGTGGTGACGCATGCCTACGAATTTTCTCCGCTATGCAGGAACATCGGGCAACAGCGGCCTGCTCACGTCGCTGCTGACGCTGATGACGACAGAGCTTAATTCGCTCCCCAACGGGTCGGTGATCGTTTCATCGGTCGGCGGATCGAGCGGTCTTTTCACTAATGCCAACACCGGACAAGCGATCTGGGGCGAGGTGTTCTTTTTTGCTGGCAATCCCGCCATTTTGCCGGTTGCTGGCGCCAACCTCGCTGGCTGGTGGCTGACCTCGCCTGACAGCGGGACCACGCTAGAACCGACCACGGCCGCCCCCGCGCGCGCACCGGATTTCATCATCCCCTTGCCCGCTTCTACCACCTCGACGACGAGCACAGTTGTCAGCGGCAAGTCGAGCAGAATTTTGGTGCCGGCGCTTCAGTTCAAGGTCTTGATCCAGAACAACGCGGGCCTGACCCTTTCGACCGGCTCCGTAACGGCGCCGTTCCTCAAGCTCGCAGCATGCGCTGATCAGTACTGACCATGAAGCTCGTCGGCCGAAACCCGCTCGCGTTTCCTGACGGGTTCTCGCCGGGGATCGACTACACGCACCCCGCGGCGAAAGGTATACGGTTTTTTTCCGGCATTGCGCTGACTGGCAATTTCATTTCTTTGACGGGAGGTGGTGCCCCTGGGACGATCGCCGGAGCGCCGACCTCGGGTCTCGATGGCGCGATCGGCCCAAACACGGCATTTGCGGCCTCGACAGCGAATATCCAATTCTCAGGCTTCTTCACTATAAACGATCCGTCGCAGACGATTGCCTGTATATTCATTATGACTTCGGTGGCGGCCGGCCAGAAGACAATGTTTTCCAACACATCCACAATTAACACCGGTTACAGGATGTTCGTAAACGGCGTCACCTTGGAAGGGGGGGCCGGCACTACAACGCTGATATTTTCTCAGAACCTATCGGCGAATACCCCGTACTTCGCGGCCATGTCGCTGAGAAGTGGAAACAGCAACGCAGTGATCACCAATCTTCAAACCGGTGTGGTGCGAACAAGCAATATTGCGACGGCTTATACATCGGTAACGCCAAGTGGGGCAGTTATTGTCGGCAATGCTCCGACAGCGGCGGCGTCCAATTTCAAGATTGCTGCTGTCATGACTTCTCCGGCCTATCTATCGGCCGCACAGCTTCTCGCCTGGGCGAATGATCCGTGGTCGTTCTGGTATCCGCAGATTGCCGACGCTGAGCTGGACGAGGAACTTACCGGTTTTATACCTGTGGGGTATTTGTCAGAGCAGGCATTTCAGCCGCCGTACCCTAAAAGGACTTATGCTGCCTTACGAGGGCGATCGGAATTTGGAGTATTTGTGCCCATCCTTCCGATGGGCTGGGAAGTGCAGCCGCCTCAGCCGCCTCATCCGCACCCCGAGCAGCGCGCTGCCGGCATCATGCGAGGTGATGACGGTATTCAGAGCGCAATGGTCCGTGTGCTTCGGGAAGGCTGGGAAATCCAGCCGCCGCAGCCGCCATTCGCACCAAAGCCGATCAGATTTGGAGCCGTAGCCAGGGGCGACGATGGCACTCAGGCCGCAATGGTCAAGGTGTTGGCGCAAGGTTGGGAAGTGCCGTCACCGCAGCCGCCTCATCCGCGCCCTGAGCGCGCCGGCGCCGTTGCCAAGGGACAAGATGGCATCGATCTGCCAATGACGGTGGTGGCGGCCCTCAGCCCGTTCGTGTTCGACCAGTCGCAGCAATTCCAGCGCCGTTTGTGGCAACAGGCCGGAGCCGTCATGCGTGGCGACGACGGCATCGAGGCGCCTAAAGTCAACGTGTTCCGGGAAGGCTGGGAAATCCAGCCGCCGCAGCCGCCGCATCCTCGGTCTGAGCGCTCCGGCGCCGTAGCGATGAAGGATGACGGCAATGAAGCTGTTCTGGCGCCCCCGCCTGCCCTGAATGTGTGGTGGGAGGCAATCTACGAGCAGTTGCCTCATCCAAGACCGGAACGCTCTGGACTAAGAGGGCGGTCGGAATTCGGCGTGTTCGTTCCAATCCTGCCATGGGGATGGGAGATCGCGCCCGTGCAGCCGCCGCAGCCAAAACCGTGGCGGGCGGGCGCCATCCTGCCGAAAGAGGACGGCAACGAAGGTCTCTATGTCGCGCCGGCCGCGCCGACCGTTATTTGGGGATGGGAAGCCCCGCAGCAGCATTTGCCGCGCCTCTTTCTCAGTCGCGGCGAGGCGTTGGAGGGACTCAGTCAGTTCGCGTTCTCACAATTGGCACCATGGTGGGAAAGTTGGTCTGACCAGCTGAGGTTTCATCGCCCAGCCCCAATGTTCATGCGTGGCGATGACGGCTTGGTTGCCATCGCCGCCGCCCCGCCACCGCTGCCCAATATGGCTTGGCCGGCGCCGGATGCGTGGCCGCATCCTCGCCCCGAGCGCGTTGGCGCTGTCATGCGCGGGCATGATGGCATCGAGGCCAAAATCATCGTGCCGCAGCCCTATGGTTGGGAAGTGCAACCCGTCCAACCGCCGCATTTTGGCAGGGAGCGCGGCGCGCCGCTGATCCGTGGCCACGACGGCGTCGACGCCCCGCTGGTACTGGTCCCCGCGCCGATCACGTTCTGGCCGTCACCGGATGTCTTTCCGCGGATGCGCCCGGAGCGAGCCGGTGCCATTGCGCGCGGCGACGATGGCGCCTACCAGCGACTGATTAGCCCCTTCCCGGAAGGATGGGCCATCGCGCCGTTTCAGCCACCGCATTTCGGTCGCGAGCGCGCCTCCCCGCTGATCAGAGGCGACGACGGCATCCAGTTGCCGATGCCTTTCGTGACTCCTCCGTTTGTTGAAACAACGCCGCCGCTCGCGCGCGTCAAGATATTTACCGGCGGGGCGATTGCCCGCGGCGACGATGGGCTCACCACGCTCGTGTCGTTCCTGCCAATGGGCTGGGAAGTCCAGCCCGTCCAACCGCCCACACTGCGGACATGGCAACGTGGAGCCTTCCTGCGCGGGGATGAGGGCATCTATGGCGCCATCGCGCTTGGTATTCTGCCGGTGGGGTGGGAGCCGGTCCTGCACCACATACGCTGGCCGCGCGTGCAGCTCGGCGGCGCACTCATGCGCGGCGATGACGGCATCTACGCGCTCTACATCCCGCCGACGCCGACCCCAAGCATCCCTACGATCCCCGCCGGCACCAATACTTATCTGGAACGCAACTGGCTGGTCTCTGCGCTGCCGCCGCCAACGTTGTCTGGATGGCGCGCCTACGTGCTCGACAGCACCGTGCCCATCCAGACTGGCCTCGGGCTCGCCCCCGTTGGAGGTGGCACGCACGTCGTTCCGGTGTATACCAACGAGATTCCGATCTGGATTATCGGGTGAGGCATGACCTCGACAGGCACAACGGCGTTCAACCCGGCCGCGTCGGACCTCGTCCTTAACGCGTTTTCCAAGTGCGGCCTCTCCAGCGCAGTGCTCACCGCCGAGCATCTGCAGCGCGCCTACATCGAGTCGAACCTGCTCAACATCGAGTTCTCCAACCGCGGCGTGAACCTGTGGAAGTCCGAGACCATCCAGGTCCCGCCCGCAGCAACGCTGACACCGGGCACGCAGACCTACGTGATGCCGGCGACGACGATCGCGGTCATCATCGTCTACATCGAAACTCTGAGCGGCCAGAACACGACCGATCGCATCCTTGGGCCGCTCTCGACCTACGAATATCAGGCGATGCCCAACAAGCTCAAACAGGGCCCACCGACCTCGTTCTGGTTCGACCGCCAGATCACGCCAAGCTTGACGTTTTGGCCCGTGCCCGATGCTGGAGGGCCCTACACAGCGTTATGTCGCGTGCTGCAACAAATCCAGGACACCTCGCTCGCCGGAGGCGCGACGCTCGATCTGCCATGGCGCTTCCTCGCCGCCTACGAGGCCGGGCTTGCATTCAAACTTGCTATGCATTTTGCTCCGCAGCGCGCCGGGCAGCGCTCGCGCCGCGGCCTTCCGGCGACCGGGCTCGCCTGCGAATACGAGGTGGCCTGGGAAGATGCCACGACGCGAGGCGCCGAAACTGTCAACATCACGATCATGCCGAACATCGGGCGCTATTACAGATGAGCTGGCGACCGCATCCCCGAGGAGCGGATGTTGACCCGTCACACCCGCGCGCCTGGGGGACGTGCCAGCGCTGCAATATGATTTTTAACTTGCACAAGCTCGACTGGCAGTGGGACTGGGCCGGTCTCGTCATGATCAACAAACAGTTGCTCGTGTGTCCGCAATGTCTCGATAAGCCCTCCGAGGCGGCCAGACGCGCAATCATTCTGCCGCCCGATCCGGACCCGCTGTTCAATGCGCGGCCCGAGCCCTATTCGATCGACGAAGGGCTGATTGCGTCCTTCACAGCTTCGATCGCGCCCGATCCCCACCGCAGCGACCGCGGCATCATGACAGTGACCAATATTACGTCAGGCTCCGTCAGCACCGGAGCCATGATTACCAGCGGCGCCGCCTCCGGCACCCTGATCCTCGACCAGCTCTCGGGACTGCCTCCGGGGGCGGCCGGAACCTACGGCGTGTCGCCGTCGCAGACGGCGGCCTCGACGCTGATGACAACGGATTGAACTATGTCTCTGACATACACGACATGGCTCGCCCAGGCCGCCAACCTCGCCGGCACCTCGACGACCAATCCCTATCTCGTCACCGAACTGCCGGGCGCGATCGACTACGCCGAACTCCGCATTTACCGCGACCTCGATCTCCTCGCGACGCGCCAGACCGACCAATCGCAGACCTGCGTGCCCAGCCAGCGCAAGCTCAACGTGCCAGCGGCCTTTGTCGTGGTCGAGGGCATCAACATCATCACGCCGGCCGGAGCCGCCGCTGACAGCGGCACGCGCAACCAGCTCCTGCCCACATCAGTGGAGTTTCTCGATTTCTGCTGGCCATCGAGCGCGGGCGCGACACTGCCGGCCAAGTTCGCGCGGCTGAGCCAATCCCTGTTTCTGCTCGGGCCGTGGCCTGACCAAAGCTACGCCGTCGAGATCATCGGAACGCAGCGGCCAACCCCGCTCTCGGCCGGCAACCCGACGACGTTCCTCTCGACCAACATTCCCGATCTGTTTCTGGCGGCGACGATGATTCACATTTCAGCCTACCAGAAGAACTTCGGCGCCCAGGCCGATGATCCGCGCATGGCCCAGTCGTGGGAATCCCAGTACGGCCTATTGCTCGCTTCGGCCGACGCCGAGGAGCTGCGCAAGCGCTACCGCGGCACAATCGCGCTGCCGGCGCCTCCGGGCATGGACAAGCGGCCGTCAGGGCCTGATGCGATGAGGGGTGGTTGATGGCCTTCGAGACTGTCCGCCTGATCCCTGGCTTCGACTTCGATAAGTCGCCGATCTTGAACGAAACCGGCATCTCTGACGGCCAATTCATCCGCTGGCGCCAGGGCCTGCCGGAGAAAATGGGCGGCTGGGTCAAGTACTATCCTAACGTCATCGGCCCGTTTGGCAATATTCCGCGCGCCTTGCTGCCGTGGCAGGACCTCAACATGAACCGCCGCTTGGCCGTCGGCGGAACCAGCTCGCTGCAGATCATCACCGCTGGAATGATCCAGGATATCACGCCGCAGCAAACTGTCACCAATACCGGGCCAAACTTCTCGACGACGATCAACAGCCCCACCGTCACCATTATCGATGTGAACATCACCAATCCGTCCACTACCTATTCCGTGTTCATCCAAACGCCAGTGTCGGTGGGCGGCATCGTTCTGTTCGGCGTCTACCCAATCATCAATGTCATCGGCGCGAACACTTATCAGATCACGGCTGCCACCAACGCCACAGCGACCGCGGCACCGTCCGGCAACGTTCCGGTTTTCACGACGACAAGCGGCTCGGCGACGATCGGCGTGTCGCTCGCAAATCATGGCCTTTCTGCAGGCCAAATATTTCCTGTCTTGGTTCCGACCACTGTTGGCGGCGTGACGATTTCGGGCAATTACATTGTCCAAGTGCCTGTCTCGGCCGCCGGGTTTTTTATTACAGCCAACACGCTTGCGACCTCCACGAGCGCCGCGACAGTGACGGGCGCTTTTGTGCAATCCGGCGGCTCTGGGGGCCCCCCTGGCGCAGTGACGCTGACGGTCGTCGGCGGCATCGGAACAGCAGCGACGCTCACCGGTACGATCTCCGCAGGCGGCGTGCTTACGGGCGCCCTTACGGTCGCGACCCCCGGCAGCTACTCGATTTTCCCACCGAGCCCAGCTGCGGTGACAGACGGCTCCTTGTCGGGGGCAACAGTCAATCTCGTGCCGGACGCGGCGAATAGCGAAAACAGCGGCAACGTTCTCACGACGTATTACATAGCGTTCAGCCCGCAACCTCCATTTTCCGGCTGGGGGATCGGCGGCTGGGGAATAGGAGGATGGGGTAACGGTTCTAGTCCACCGACAGGCACCGGAACGCCGGTTGCCGCCACAGATTGGTCGCTAGTGAACTTCGGCGAAATACTATTGGCTTGTCCTGCCGGCGACGGCATCTATCAATGGGGACCAGAATCGGCATTCCTGCAAGCGCAGCTCGTTCCCCAGGCACCGGTCGTCGCTGACGGCATTGAAATGGCGATGCCGCAGCAAATTCTTATCGCATGGGGCGTGCCGCCCAGCGATCCGACCGACCCTCTTAATAATGGCATCCCAAACGCCCTGCGCATGCGATGGAGTGACGCCGGCAATTTCACCGTTTGGAAGCCGACCGCGACCAACTTTGCTGGCGGCTTCAATATGCCTCGCGGCAACGCGATCATACGCGTGATGCAAGCGCCAAACCAACTCCTGGCCTGGACCGACCTCGCAGTGTGGTCAGGCATGTACGTTGGTCTCGCCACAATCGGCCAGCCGGTCTTCGATTGGAATGTGATCATGGAGGGCTGCGGGCTGGTCGGCCGCAAGGCCTGCGGCGCGCTCGGTACGACGACATATTGGATGAGCCAAAACCAATTTTTCGCTATGCCAGTCGGCGGTGTGCCGGTCGTTCTGCCGTGCAACGTGCGTGATTTCGTCTTTCAAAACCTCGACCGCAACAACCTCGCCAAGGTCAGATTTTTCTCCAATGCGCAGTGGAACGAGATCGGCTGGTATTTCCCAAGTAGGAGTGGTGGTACCGGCGAGAACGATTCCTACGTTAAATTCAACGTCGTCGAGCGCGAATGGGACAAGGGGCCGATGGGCCGCTCGGCCTGGACAGATCAATCAATCCTCGGCAATCCGCTCGGTGGCGCGACTTCTGGATTGGTTTACCAACACGAAGTTGGCTACGACATGGACGGGATCGCTATGAACGCAGTCATTGTCACGGGCGCATTTGCCCTCGGCAAGGGCGAGGACTTCCAGCTCGTGGATTACGTCGTGCCCGATATGTTATGGGGACAGCGTGGCGGTTCCCAAAACGCCAATATCATTTTCACGCTTACTGGCGAGGAGTTTCCAAACGATCCTTCGCCAAACGTGCAGGGACCGTTCACCGTGACGAAGCTCACCCAGTTCTTCGAGCCGCGGCTGCGCTCGCGTGATATGACGTTGCGCATCGAGAGCCAAGACATCGGCACCTTCTGGCGCTTCGGCATGACACGCTACAGGACAAGGCCAGATGGACGTAATCCTTAGCCGACGCGGCTTCCTGCGTGGTCTGTTCGCCGCCCCAGCGGTAATCGCCGCGCAGCGGTTGATGCCGCTGCGCGGGATCATCATGCCAACGGATGAGGACATGCTGCTGGTGCAGGAGCGTATCGCCCCTGGGTTGATCGATGTGGACGCGGTCAGAAACCTGCTGCTGCCTGAGCTGTTCGATGTCCGCGATGTCCGAGGAGCGTATGAAATGATCCCGCGCCAATGGGAGAAGATGTTCCGCGATGAGTATGACGCGACGAGGGCGGACGGAAGAAATCCATGAGTACGCAGGACGCAGGCGGCCCGGCTTCGTCGTCGGCGATAATCAATATTGGCCGCAATCTGGTTACGGCGGTCAATGGCTTATCGCAGGCATTTATAACCGGTGCCCCCACCATCGGCGATAGCGCACACGATGGCACCACTTACGGCCGTATTAATGGCCTGTGGGGGCGCGTTGTAAACATTGCCGGCGACACCATGACCGGCGTCTTGGCCCTCGTCGGTACCTCGACCAACGACAATGCTGCAGCCGGTCAGGTCGGCGAGCTTGTCCAAGCGAACCTCGCCTACGGGTCCGGTCCCCCGCTCACCAGCGGCACCAGTGTCAACGCTACCTCGATTTCGCTGACGGCGGGCGACTGGGAAGTGTCGGGCGCTGTGGTGTTCACCGCCGCCGGCACGACGACAATTAACAGTCTTCAATGCTGCATCACCACAACATCGGCTACGATAGTCACAACGGATATTTCAGCATTCGGCGACTTTAGCTTAGGCAACACGGTGGCCATGTCCGCGGGCGGCGGCGGTTCTATCGTGCGCTGCGGGCCGACGCGGCTGTCGCTGGCGTCGACAACAACGGTCTTTCTCGTAGCCCTGGCAACGTTCGGCACCAGCACCTGTCAGCTTTTTGGTTGGAACCTTCGTGCGCGCCGGGTGCGCTAACAGTCCGTCTTGAGACTTCACTCGCTGTCGTCTAGTCTTGCGATTGAGATTAGCTCAAAATGATCGAGAAAATCACAGCGAGTGCTAATGAGGCCATTGCGGCCCTCAAGGGTTCGCCGATGCTGCTGACTCTTGTTCTGTTCCAATTCGCCTTACTTGGTGCCGTCATATGGATCAGTCATGAGCAAAGCGGCTACGAGCACCGGCAGTTTGAGCTGCTCCTAGCGCAATGCAAAGGGGGCTGACATGGCATACCCGGTCAAACCGCGCGTCGTGGACTTGAGCCATTGGGACCCTGCATCGAATTATGACGCTGTCAAACTCGATGGCATCGTCGGATGCATTTACAAAGCTACGGAGGGCTCTGGCTATACCGACCCGACCTATGTGCAGCAGCAAAAGGCAGCAAAGGCGGCCGGTCTCAAATGGGGTGCGTATCATTTCGCCACCGCGGCCTCGACATCGGCGCAGATCGATAATTTCATGCGCTATGCCTGTCCTGACCCTGATGAATTGTTCTGTCTCGATTGGGAGGACTATGGTTCCAACACCATGAGCCTGTCGGCCGTAAAAGAGTGGATGGCAGAGGTCGAGCAGCAACTCGGGCGCGAAGGTCAATGCGTTTTGTATTCGGGAAACACTGCCAAAGAAGCCCTCGGCAGCAAGATCGATCCATGGCTCGGCAAACGCCGTCTGTGGCTGTGCCAGTACGGACCGGAACCGAAGTGGCAGACGAGTTGGGACAGTTTTTGGCTGTGGCAGTTCACAGACGGCATCGTTGGGCCAGAGCCACACGAGATAAATGGCATCGGGCCATGCGATATTAATAGCTATGATCACGGTGTCGAACAGTTAGTTGCCGAGTGGGCAACCGGTAACGCAGCGCAGCCACCAATAGCTGCAGCACCTAATGAGGTCTCGATCGTGGTCGAGGCCCCTCCTGGCGTGACAGTCAAGGTTCGTGTGCTGGGGCCGGATATTTCGGACAGTAAGTTGAGCGAAAAAGAAGGGCTATGAGTTATGCCACTCGTCCACTCCAGTAGCCAGCCCGCGTTCAAGCAGAACGTCAAAACGCTGATGGGCGAGATCGGCGAAAGCCCGCACGTCAAATCGCAGAAGCAGGCCTTGGCTATCGCCTACGCCACGCAGCGCCGGGCCGGCCGCGCCTTCGGCGGACCTAACCCAGGCATGGGCGGCATGATGCCCTGGTTTGCCAGACGCGAGGCCTCCGGCATGATGCACACCGGGCCGATCATGTCGGGCGTCGCCGGGCGCACCGACCACGTTGCGCTCAATGTGCCTTCCGGTTCCTACGTGCTGCCGGCCGATCATGTCTCGCACCTCGGCCAGAACAACACGATGGCCGGCTTCACCCGCCTCAACAACATGTTCTCGTCCGGCCCGTTCGGCACCGCACTGCCGAAGATGGGCCACGGCGCCGGGCTGCCGCGAGCCCCAAGCGCTCCCAAAACCGTGGGGTTTTGGGCGGGCGGTGCACCGATTGTGCTGTTTACAGGCGGCGTTCCGCATGAGCGCGACGACGATAACTACAATCCCGTGGAAATCATGGGAGCCGGAGGGGAGTACGTAATCCACCCGGGGACCGTTAAAGAGATCGGCCACGGCTCGATCAAGGAAGGACACCGCATCCTCGACGCCTGGGTGCTCAACGTGCGTAAAGCGCACAAGCAGCAGCTCGCCAAGCTGCCTGGGCCGGCGCAATGATGACCACCCTTGGCGTCATCGGCTGCGTGGCGCTCGTCGGCATAACGCTGTATTTGCTCTGGGCGATCACTTGGGGCTTCGGAGGCTATCAATGAGTGAATCGACTATCCGTCTCGCGACACCAGCCGACGAGCCGGAAGTCATGGTGCTGTGCCGTGAGCTGCATACCGAGAACGGCATCTTCTCGATGGATGAGGCGCGCACGCGCGAGTGGATCGCCAAAGCACTCCAGAAGAAAGGCGGCATCATCGCCCTTATCGGCCCTCCCGGCGCCATAGAGGCGATCGGATTCTTGATGATCACTTGCTATGAATATTCGACCGACTTTTTCCTCTCCGAACAATTCAACTATGTCCGGCCGGCATTCCGCAAGATCGGTCACGGCCGTCACTTGCGAGCCCTCGTCGAATGGGCAAAACAATGCGCCGACGAACTCAAGCTTACGCTGTTAATCGGTGTGATCAGCTCGCAGCGCACGGAAGCCAAGGTGCGCCTTTATCGCAAGATACTCGGCGAGCCAGCGGGCGCGTGGTTCGTCTATCCGCGGCCCAAGGACGTGGTGTCATGGAAAGTGTCGATCTCCGACAGCGAACGCGACAAGTTGTGGTATGACGAAGACCGAGTCGTCCATGGCCCGACCGGCATGACAGAACGCTTCAAGCATGATCTAGATCGCTTCGCCGCCGTCAAACGGCTCCTCGATCGTGTGGAGGCAGCGAAACAAGCGGGCCACTACGAGCAGATGATTGAACGCAGCCGGGCCATCCGCGCCGAGTTCGACCGCTTCAATGGTCACCCCGCCGACAAGCAGCGGGCGTTAGAAAGAGCGTAAAAGAGAATTTAATCCATGTGCGGCGGCACCAAAGGTCAATCCCAAGCAACGACGACCACCGGCCCGCCGCCGGCTCTGATGAATGACTATAATTCGCTCATCAGTCGCGCCCAGAACGTCGCCTCAAATCCCTGGCAGGCTTATCCCGGCGGCGCGCCGATCGCGCCGTTCTCGCCGGCCCAGCAAACCGCATTTCAAACGGTCAATCAGGCCCAAGGTGCCGCTCAGCCCTACATCAACCAAGCGACGCTGTCGGCGCTGGCAGGGGCGTCGCCGATTTCAGCCGGCGCGATCACGAACTACCTCAATCCGTTTCAACAGGATGTTACCCAGGCGACGATGGGCAACCTGCAAGAACTCAACGCCGAGCAGCAGGCGCAACTGCTTGGAGGAACTTTGCAAGGCGGCGGTCTGTTCAACGATCGCACAGGCGTTGCCCAGGCCGAACTCGCGCGCCAGCAAGCCCTCTCCGAAGCGCCGACGCTCGCCGGCCTCAACGTCCAAAATTACAATCAGGCTCTAAACGCCGCTCAACAAGACGCGCAACGCGCGGCAATGGGCGCGTTTACCTTCGGCCAACTCGGCCAGGAGGAACTCTCCACCATCCTCCAAGGTGCCAGCGCCCAGCTCGGAACCGGTGGGCTCCAGCAGCAGCAGGCCCAGGCGCCACTGGCATGGAATTACGGCCAGTGGCAACAGCAGCAGGCGTTCCCCTACCAGCAGACAGGCTGGCTGGCGGGCATCGAGACCGGCGTCGGCTCGAACATGGGCGGCACCGCAACGACGACGGCGACGCAGGCCCAGCCCAACCCGTGGAACACGGCCGTCGGCGCTGGGCTCTATGGGCTCAACAACTGGGGCAATATCGGCTCAGCGCTCGGCACCATCGGCGGCGATATCACGCAAGGCCTCGGGTACGTAGCGCCATACCTCGGCTTCGAGCGTGGCGGCGCCGTCACGGGCTACGCCGATGGCGGCGGCCCGATTTCGGGCGGCGGCCCGATTTCGCCGCTGCCCTGGGCAGGAACATTCGGCTACGTGCCGGCCTACCCGATCGCCCACGGCCGCGGCGTGCCGGCGCCGCCCTATATGCCTGGAAGCGTTACGGACCCGCTCTCAACCCTACGCGGCTTGCAGCGGCTTGGGGGGGGGAGCGGCAAGAGCCCGGCCGGCTCAGCGACGGGCCCCGACACATCGTCCTCGCCGGCCGGGACGTTTGACGATACCGCTTGGTCAAGAGGTGTAGGCGTCAATCAAACGTGGTCGCCCGAAACGATGGGGTTGAGCGGCCTGACCGACATGAATCGCGGCGGCCGCGTCGGCTTCGCCGATGGCGGCGCACCCGACCTTTCCGGCATCAGCGACGAGAACCTCGCCCGGCTGCGCCAGGCGGCTAATCCCTGGCTCGGCATCACGGCGCCGAACCTGCAGCGCTATCTCGCGACGCCAACCCCGCCGCCTCAGATTAGGCCAAACGTCGCCGGCAAAGTGCCGGGACCAAATTACAATCCCAACCTTGCGCCCGCGATAGGAGACTTCGCCAACGCCGCCTTGATGTCGATCCCATTCGGCGGCGCAGAAGGACTGGGCCTCGGTGCCGCGGAGCGCGCAGCGCCGGCCTTTGCACGGGAAACCGGGCAGGCGATGGGAACGCTCGGCGACGTGGGCGTGATGGGAGCGACATCTTCGCCGTGGTCGTCGGCCCGGGCTGCCCCGGACGAGACCGCCCAACGCGCTGCACTCGAAAAGGCGCTCGGCCCGCGTCCGGCTAACCTCGATGTCCTCGATCAATTTGGCCCACGACCAACGTCCACGGCCGATGAGGAGGCGCAGATCGCCAGACTGCGCGCCCAACTCGGGCCTATCACGGACAAGCGCGCCAAGGCCATCGTCGCCGCCCAGAAGCAGGCTTCCCCTGGTCCGAAGGCGCAAGCAGCTGCAGCGGCAACGGCCGGAGCGCCGTTCGACGATCAGACCAAGCCGATCAACGCCCAGATCGCGACGATCATGGCGCAGGCAACCGGTCGGCAAAAGGGCTATGACGATAGGGTCGAGGCCGCCCAGGGCGACACCTCCCGGCGTCAGCAGGCGTGGGATGCCCAAGCCGATGACTGGCTCGCTCAAAACGCTCCGTTCGGAACGCGCCATCCGGGGTTGACCGCCGCCGGGCGTGGAACTCCCCCGCTGTCGACACTCGGTGGGTACGTCATGGGCCGCGTCGGTGGCCCAGGCCATCGGTTGGCCAATTATGCAGGCGCCATGGGCGGCGGTGCGCTCGAAGGCGCGCTCGGAGCCTACGCCCCAACTTACATGGACCTCGCCATGCCGGAAGGGTCCCCGGCGCGTGCCGCCGCTGACCGCGCCAATATGGACCCACAGTTCTGGGCCGGCACCGTCTTGCCGGAGGCAGGTTTTGGCGCCGGTCTGGGCGCGATCGGCGCCAAATACGGCATGCTGCGCTCCCAGGCGATCGAAGCCAAACAAGCCGCCGCGGCGCTGCGCTCGCAAATCCCGCCCACAGGACCGCCGGCCGCCGCCCCAGCGGCTGCCGCCGCAGTACCGAAATGGCCGACCGATCCTGACGCCATCGAGGCGCTGCGGGCCCAAATGGTCCGCAACAAGGCGGGCAATTGGTACATTCCCGGCAGGGGCTTTGTGCCGAAAACTCTGTGGCCGCAACAAGTCCCCATCGCCCAGTCCATCCCGCCGACGTTGCACGGCCCGGAATTCCGGAAAGGCGGCGGCGTCGACGGCGCGCTTGAGATCGCCAGACGGGCGATCGGCCGGCGACGCGGCTACCAGGCCGGCGGCGGTCCAGACGACTCCTTCTCCGACCGATACGCCCAGGCGCCTGCCTCTTTTGCGGACAGATACCCGCCACGCGCGCCAGGAGCTCCGTGGGAAGGTTTGCAGGAGGGGATCATAGACTTGCCCCGCCCCGCCGATCGCGCACCAGCGCCCTCGCTACGCGGGAATTTCGGCACTCTGCCGTGGCCTGGATCGTCGAGCGATCGGTTCGCCGGCATCCAGATGCCCGGCACTGCCGGAAGAGGCCTCAGCGACGCCGTCTATCGGCCCGACGAAGCCCCGGCGAGCTTCGTTCCGGTGCGCAAGGACCAGGCCAACATGACCGCGGCGGAACTCGCGGCCTCGGACCCGTCGATATTCGCGCCGGGCGTCGCGGAGGCAATCCTGTCCGTGCGGCCCGGCGGCACAATGTCCAAAGAGGCCTGGGACAAATATGAGGCCAGCAGCCCGCTGGGGCCGGCAAGTCGTGGAATAATGGCCAGCAATACGCCGGCATCATTCAATCCCGGTGCCCAGGCGCAACCGGTACCGCCCACCCTCGGCAACGTCCAGCCAATGCCGGGGCGCGACCAGCCGCTGGCCAGCAATCTGTTCGGCCTCTCCCCGCGCGGCAAGGATGCCATGGACACCTTCGCGCTCGGCCTCATGGCAAGCCGCTCGCCCTGGTTCGGCGAGGCGGTCGGCCAAGCTGGCCTTGGCGCCATGGGCGAGTACCGGGAGGCCGGGCGCTACGCCGAGCAGCAGGAAGCGGCGCGCGAGAAAATGAAGCTCTCGCAGGAACAGGTCGACGCCCGCGTGCAACAGCTCAACCAAGCCGCGGAACGCGCTGACCGAATGGAGAACCTAGCGACCGGAAAAGAAGCGCGCGAACGCGAGAAATTCGAATACGAAAAGAAAACCAGACCCTATCAGATAACGCCGGAAGGCGTTGTGCCGACCCCTGGTGGCCCGGCCGACCCCGTCGCGGCTGAAAGGTTGGCCAAAGCCAAGGCGGCCGGAGCTACCGCAGGCAAGACCGGGCTCGATGCCGACCAGCCAACCCCAGCATGGATGGAAATTGCCGCGCGTCGGTTCATCCGCGGCGATGCTGCATCGTTGACGGGATTGTATCGCGGCGCCCAGGGCGGTCAGAAAGTTCAAGCGATCAATGAACGAGCCGCAGCGATTCTGACAGGGCCCGAATACGGCTATACACCGGAGCAGGCATCGGACTTCCTGAGCAGGAACGCTCAAGCATTCAAAGCAGGACAAGTCGGTCTTAGCGCCGAGGCGCGCACCGCCGGCACCCGCGAGGGCAATCTCAACCTCATCCTGTCCGCAACTGCGGCGGCAATCCCCGCCGCGCTTGACGCAAGCGACAACCTGTGGCGCACCGGATGGGTGCCGCTGAACAACATCTTGGAGAAGGGAAGGATCATCGCATCGGTGCCCGAACAAAAAGAGTTCGGCATGGCGAACCTCCAACTCGCCGAGCATTGGGCGCGCGCCATGAACCCGACCGGTGTCATGCGCGAGAGCGATCGCGATAAGGCGCTTTCGTTCTTGTCCACGTCTGACTCACCCGAAACATATCGGCGCCTGGTGCAGCAATTGCAGAAACAGATCACACGCGAACGTGATGCCGTGCGGGCGAACCGCGGCATTCCTCTCGCTCCCAACGGCAAGGATACAGACCCAAGCAAGGTGCCTGCAGCGGGCGCCGAAGAGGCCGTCAGGCCAGCGGCAGCACCAGCCGCTGCCGCGCCCCCAGCCGCGCCTGTCGTCCCGCCGTCCATGGGCGGCGCGCGGATCACGCCACCCGCCGCGCCGGCTAAGCGCGTGATACAGAACGGCCATATCTACGAGCTGCAGCCTGACGGGAACTACAAGCCAGCGGCCGCCGCTGCAGCGGGGCCGTGATGGCAGACGTTCCGGAATTCGACCCGTCGCAGCCGTTCGAGGCGGCTCCTGCCGGTCCTACGCCGGAGTTCGATCCCTCAAAGCCATTCACGCCGGCCCCCGCCCCCGCGGCTGCCGAGCCGCCGGCGCGCGCTTGGTTCACAGGCCGCCCCCTGCCGCCGGCCCGCCGCAGCATCTTCGGCAACGTGCTGGGCCCCGCCGAGGCCCAGCCACCGACCTACGAGGAGGAAGTCGCCAAAGAGCAGGCCGAGCAGTCCGCACGCGCCGCCCACGGCATGCAATACCTGACAGGCGCCACGCCCGAGCAACAGGCCGCGCTCGCCGACCGCACCAAGCCCTACAACTCCGATCTCCTGGGCGGCGCCAAGGCGCTCTACGACATCGCAGCCGGCGCGACCCGTACAGCCTTAGCCTATCCATCCACCGCGATCAGCCATTATCTGGGCCGCCCGGCGGAGTACTACAGCGGCATCCCGAAGGAGGAATTGTCTCAGGCTGCGCAATTGGCTACCGGCATCGCCCGCGTTCCCGAGGGGATGGCGGCCCTCGGCGCCGCCCCCGATCTGCTCCGTGCTGCGCGCAACCTGCCGGCGCTGCCGCGCTGGTCGGAGACCGCCCCGATTTGGACGGGCCCGGCGGCTAGAGGCGTGCAATTGGCCACAGGCAAGCCTCTCCAAGCCATCGAGGTCGGACCCCGCCCGGCACCCGCCCTGGAAGCGGCCATCGCCCGTGCCGTCGCCCCGCCGCCGCCAGTCGATATGGCGGCGCTCGAACGGGACCTCACCCAGGGCTACTGGATGTTCCGCCAGCCGGCCGAGCCGATGATGCAGGGCCGGCCGGGCCGCGACCCTAATGTCAGGTTGCTGCCGCCGGACGTGTCACACAACTACCGCCCCGAGGTTGGAGCCGCCCGCACCGCCGCGGTGCCCGGGCCGGTCGCCGATGCGTCGCCGGAAACGCTGCAATGGCTCGACCGGGTCTTCGAGCGTCAGCAGATGACGCCCGGCAATGTCGAACAGCTCAAGGAGGAAATGTCGCCGCAGCAGATGTTCGCCGAAGCGACACCGGACATGGAAGGCGAAGCGCGCGGCATCCACTCGATGCCGGGCCAGGGTCGCAACGAGTTGATGCAGTCGGTCAGCCAGCGCCACGAAGAGTCGCTGCCACGTACCGAGGCCTTCATCGATCGCGCGCTCGGCGAGAACGTCAACAAAACCGAATGGGAGGCCGAGATCGAACGGCTGCGCGCCCAGCAGTCAAACCCGTTCTGGCGGCGGTTCGACAGCACTGCGGTGTCGATGACGCCAGAACTGGAGAATGTGCTTTCGCGGCCTGACATGATCGATGCCTTGCGCAAAGCCAACAGGTCGCTCGCGAACCGCAACATGCCGGCGACGAACGGCTTCGTCATCCCCGGCGAGGACGGCCCGGAGATCGTCAGGGTGCCGACGACGCGAGCGATGCAGCTCGCCCGCATGCATCTCAACGATGCCGTGCGTACCGCCGTCAACAACGGCGAGGGCACCCGCGCTTCAGAGTTCATGACACTAAGAAATGACCTGACGAATGCGGTCGACAATCATCCCGATCAGAACGTGGCGGGTGTATGGAAGCCAGCATTGCGATCGTGGGCCGAACCCAGCGCCATGATCGACGCGCGCAAGACCGGAGAGGACCTGCTCAAGCCGAGCACCCATGAGACCGAGGTTCCCGGCATCGTCGAAGCCATGAGCGACCCGCAGCGGCGCGCTGCCGAAATCGGCCTGCGCAACTACTTGAGCGACGTGGCGCGGCGCAAGGGAACGCTGGAACGGCGCAGCGGCAATGTCCTGACCGAAGTCGCCTCGCCGGCAAACCAGAGCAAGATTCGCAGCCTGATCGGCGACGATCGGGCGGACGAGCTTTTTGCCTCGGTCGCCCAGGAAGTCGCCATGCGCGATGCCCCGCGCCGGTTGCTTGTGGGAGCAAGAACGTCCCCCACCGCCGAGGTGCTGGCCTATCAGCGGCAATGGCTGCCCAAAGACATGCCGGTTACGCCCGAGCAGATGGCTGCCGGTGTCGTTAGCCCGATCGAAACAGCCAAGGGCTGGGCAATCAAGCGCGCGATCAAGGGCATCACTGGGAGAGCAGCGGCCGCACAAGAGGAAAAAAATCTGGCCATCCGCGAGGAGGCCGCGCGCATCCTCAATCTGCAGGGCGCCGAACGCGACGCGGCTTATGATTTTTTCATGGACCGCCAACTCGCCCGGCAAGGCCAATCACAGGCGGTGCCCCCAGCGGCGCCCGGAGCTGCCGCTGCCGCTGCGCCTCTGCAGCGCGTGCCGACCAAGGTTGCCCCCACCGGGCGTGCCATGTACACCCAGCCGTTCCGCACCGATCGCGACCAAGCGATCCTCGAAGCAGGAGTCCAACGTGCCACAGAGAATTCCGACCAAGGAGGAGCTGGAGCAGGTGCTCCGCGACAGGCGTTCGCAGCCGGAGGCCAAGTCTCCTCCCCGCCGCTAAAAACCCGCATCCAATCCCACTACTCTCCTGACCGCGGCACCGCCGTTCACCGCTGCGAACTGTGCGAGATGTTCCGCGCGCCGTACTCATGTACGGCGGTCGCCGGATTCATCGCGCGGCGCGGCGGCTGCGATTGGTTCATGAAGAACGGCAAGGGGCTCGACTACTGGGAAAGGGTCGAAAGGGGGCATGCCCATGCCTGATCCGCAAACGACCAACATCCAAATATATCAGCCGACCCACAACAGCGACATCGGAACGTGGGATCAGCCGGCAAACGCCAATTTCGGCGCGGCAGATTCCCTCGCTGCCAATGTGTGGTCGATCAGCCAGACCAGCGGCGCATATACGTTCACGACAGGTAACAACGGCCTTCCCCCAAACGCCGGGTCGCTGTGGTCCGGCCCCTACGGCACGCAAAGCGCCATGCTGCGCTTTAGCGGCACTCTGGTCGGGAACCTGACCGTCACCCTTCCCCGTTCCGGGTTCTGGATGATCGACAGCGTCGGTGCCCAGGGGGCCTTTGTCATCTTTTTGCAGTCGGCGGCGCCGGGGAAAATAATCACCGCGCCTCCTGGCGAAATCGTTCACATCTTCAACGACGGCGTCGATTGCAAATACCTCGACATGGGACGTGTCGGCTCGTACATGGATTTAGCTGCGTCAGCGGTGCCGGCATGGATCACGAATTGCACGGTGCATCCATATCTCAATTGCGACGGCACGACATTCAGTGCGGCGACTTACCCGGCGCTCAATGCCTTTCTTGGCAGTACCACGCTGCCTGACTTTCGTGGCCGAGGCCGCGTCTCCCTCGACCAGGGCCAGAGCCGTATCACCACGGCAGGCGGCGGTGTTGACGGCACAACGCTATTTGCCGGCGGCGGGACGCAAAACAGGACCATCACCCAGTCGGTGCTGCCGGCCTACAATCTGGCGATTACGGACCCAGGTCACCAGCACATCGTGTCATATGTAATACCGTCCGGTCAGGCTGCCGGCCCAGGGGGAACCTTCTATATTCCTGGTTCGCAAATAAACACCCAGGTTGCAACGACAGGCATTACCGTCAACCTCAATGGTGGCGGCGCTGCATTGCAGACGATGACGCCTGTCGCCGTTCACGGGCTGACTTTAATCAGGGCAGCGTGACACGTCGTTCGCATCGCGCTCCGAGCACGACCATGAGCACGACCAGCGGTACAACAACTTCGCAAGGTCGTTCGGCATCGTGATGGGCGCGTCCGCGACAAGTGCCAGCACCTCGCCGCAGAACTCCATCATATCTCCATAGGTCAGATCGTGTAGCCGCGCGCGCAGATCGCCAAGCGGATCACGCTGGATCATGTTGCCGAGCGCCTCCATGTCCACCTCCGGCACCCAGCCCCGCCGATCCGGCGGCGCATAGGCCTCGGGATCGACAGCCTCGGAACCGACCGAAGTGTCGATCTCGTGGGCAAGCTGCGCCAACATGCGGTCGCTGGTGCTCATCCCGTCCGCTCGGACGGCGTCGCGCAGGAACGATAGGGCCATAAATCCTCCTATGTGCAGCGGTTCACGCCGCGTGGCTTGGGCAAATAGTGGCCACACCTTTTGCACCACCACGAATATTCATAAGCGTGACCCAACCAACTGCATAACAATTTCCCCTTCAGCCATTGCATGATCATTGAGCCCCCCTCTCGATGCGCGCGGCCGCCTGCGCCTTGGCGCCGTTGACGGCCGCCAGCTGCTCCTCGTTGAGCGGCCCCGTTCCTAAAGCGTTGCGGATGCGCCGCTCCTTCTTCCAGCGGTCATCAATGCCCGACTTGGTCTTCTCCCCGTCAATCCACGTCACACAGTACGCGACGTATTCATCGCCCGTCCGCTGGACATAGGGCCGGTCATGAAACTGCGATGGCCCGCCCGCCGCGAGGGGAGCCCGCTCAGCGGCCTTTGGCCCCTCCCCGCTGTCCTGCATAGGGGAGCCCTCGGACGCATCAGCGGCCTCCCCTGGCGCGTCCTGGGCGTGTGGCGGTTCTGCCACAGGAGGCCGTACAAAGCTTTCCTGACCCACGGCAGTCACAGACATGGTCACAGACATGGCGGCAGGTTCAGGTTTCTGTACGGCCTCCCTCGGTAGCACGGCGACCGGGCGTGAAGGGGCCGCCGTACCGTTTCCTGCAGGTCCAGCTTGACGCGGGACCGCAGGAACCTCGTCGTCACCAAGAGGAATCTCCGTTTGCTCGAAGCCCATGCCAACCATCTTGCGCGGGTCGAACATCTCGGCAGCGGTGATCTCCTCGTCACGCAGCTGCTCGTACATGCCGCGCAACATCACCATCTGGTCAAGCGTGATTTCCTTCTCGTCCTTGACGCCGAGCGCCATGAACACCCGATCCGGCGCAACGCCGAAATTCGCAAACAAGGCAATCATTTTCTGCCGCCGCTCCGGCAAGGTCGCCGTCGTCCCGCGGATAATGATCTTGGCCTCCTCAAGAATCGGATTATAGATCGGGTCCGGCACCCCCATGAGGATGGCGCTGCGGTACGCAATCGACATGCAGGCCTGCGTCGTCACCCCGATCATGTCATCGTTGTAAAGCCGCCCATCCCGCCCCGAAATGCGCCGGCCGATCTGCCTGCCGGAGGTGACGTTGCTTTCCAGGTCTTTGAACGCGCCCTCGCAAAACGTCATCTTGTTCGTCTTGTCGATGCCAACGAACCACGCCCGGCACAGACTGTTGCGCCACGCCGTCAGAATGATCTTGGCAAACCCAATCGACGGTCCCATGATCGCCTTTTCTTTACGCGGCAAAGCGTAAATGCAGCGGTGCGCCGCCGCGTCGTTGTAAAGCGCCATCGCTCTGATCTTTTTGATAACAACCTCAATGTTGCGCGGATTGCGCATGGCATGCTCCATCGCAAGGTCCATTTCCATGCGCTGCAAGCCCATGTCGAGCGAAGAGCGTCCGGCCGCCTCAATGGCGGTGTCGGTAGAGGCATCAAACTGTCGGATGTTAGGATTATTCATCTGCGTTCTCCCATCAAGTCACAATTCCTTGCCGGATTTGCCGTCGTCACTCACCGGGAAACCTCGTACTCGGGTCTACCGGCAAGACCGCACCACCCAAAATTAATTACGGGGTGCAGGGCATTCGTCCTGTCCGGCAAATGGCGCCACGCCATGCACTCCGGGCCGATACATTTCATCGGCCGGTTCTGGATGAGCGTCTGCGGGCAAATCTTCGTCTTGGCTTCATCGACCGTCACCATCATCCCGTACACTCCGGGCAGCGATGCCGCCACCGTTCGTTGGCGCCCTTGAACGCGCGCCATCCCTCGTCCTTTGCCAGCTCCCAGGATTCCTGGAAGTTGCGTTTCTCTGATCCGCGGCCAAGATGCGGCGGGGCCCAGGTCTCGCCGCACTCATCACATTCAAATTCGAAGCCGTCGCGCGAAGAGGAGCTGCTCATCTGTCCGTCCCTATCTCCCGTACCACGCCGGCATGCCCTCAATGTCGATCTCACGGACCTGCTGGCGCAGCGCCCACATTTTGTTGACCCCAAACGCAGCCATGCATAGCCGGTAATTCTCGACGCCACAGGCGATGACACGCTGGCCAACCTCAACCATCGGATTGGCCGGCGACAGACTCCAACTCAATGTTATGGGCGCCCCCTCCGTCTGGTGAAACACCCACTGCCAGCCAAACCGTCTTGCCTGGGACAGGCGCGAAATCAAATCCACTACCCCGGCGGCCGGAACCCAATTGTTGACAAGCCCTTCCTCGATCGCCGCCGGCACCAACTTCAGTGCCTCCAGATAATGCGCCGCCTGGGCGTCAAGATGGTCGCGACCAATACGGTTGCGGCATTCTTGCTCGAAATCATTTTCATACTGGTTCGCTACCGTCTTGAGGTCGCCGATGCCAGCCGTCATCCCCGACGATCGCGACGTGCATTTGAGATAATCAAACCGCGCCTTGAACCTCAGACCATCACGCATCCAGAAGAACGACACCTCGCTCGCCCCCCCGGTAAAGGCAGTCGCCAGCTCCGGGGCCTCGGTGATCATCGCCGCGGCAATGACGCCGCGCTCATAGTCCTCATACTTGATCGGCGTCTTGCCCTCGGCAAGCGCTCTGACGTTCAACGCCTTCGTCGAAGCCATTCTCTCCGCCGTCGACATGTCGCCCTGGTCCTCGCCGACCAGATATCGGTCGAGGAACGCCGGCAATCCCTCGAACACGATCTTGTGCATCGCGCTGCCGCGGATTTGAGCCTCGGTCTGCCTGTCCCGAGGACGCTTCGGATTCATCCAGGAATAATACCAGTAGTTATGCGGGTTCTTGGCAAGCCTCCGAAGGTCCGTCGACCCCAATGCAGGGTCAGCATGATAACGCTCGGCATCGAGCCCGAAATGTAGGCCGAGCGGAATGAGCGTGGCAGTCGTCCTCTGTCGTGTGGTCGCATCCATCAGTTAACTCCCCGACGATCGGTGTCTTTGTCCCCGTCAACCGCCGTGACCTCGCCGTCCTCAATCACGACACCAACTTCGCCGCTCTCGTCAACAGTCTCAATCCACACTTGGTAGTCACGCTCCTTGGCCATGTCGGTGACAACCTTGTACGAGGCACTGTCAAGCCGCGATCCCTCGTAAATGCGAATGACGCGCAGCGTCGGATTGAGCATCATCGCAATCGCCGTGGAGGTCACAAGCCGCTCGGCGTGGCTGGCATTGGCAAACGGCAAATCGTTCAACAACACCATGCCTTCGATAAGACTGAGACCGCTGACGGGAATCTTCGCCGCCGCTATCGCAGCCTCACGCTCATTGTCAAGCGCCTCGATGTTCTCGGTCAACCGCTTGACAGTCGCCTCATGGGCAGCCGCCGCCCTCGCAAATGCCTCACGCTGCTCATGCAGCATGATGACCCCGCGCGTCGCCTCAGCCTTGCCAATCTCGACCGAAAGACACGCAGTGTCGATAGGCTCCCCGACATCAATGGCAGCGGCGTGGGCTTCAACGCTATCTGCCTCGTTATCAAGCGTCGCCGCCCGGGCGCGCAGCCGTTCGGCCTCATCTCGCTTGGTATCAGCCGTAGCAATGAGACGGTCTCGCATAGCCTCCTTGTTGGCAACGTTGGTGTTGTGGACACCGGCGAGCCGCAACTCCTCGACCTTGCCCGCGACATCCGCAGGCTGCGGCTTCGGCCCCGGCGGCAACACGATGTTCTGCTCCGACGCGCGGTCGCGCTTGGCCAGCCGCGATAGGTCAGTGCGGTTGTCGTAAAGCTTCTGCCGCCGTTCCGAATTTCCCTCAAAATCAAACCCAGAAACAAACTTCTTGAGCATCTCGAATTGCTCAACAGGCTTCGCCCGCTCAAAAATCAAAGGATCAAACGACAAATCGCCAATGAGAGCGTCAAGCACCGCCTGCGGCGATTTGCGTTCCTCACCGTCAGCCATCGTTACTTTCAGCGAGGTGGTCAGGCTGATGTCCTTGCCACGCTGTGTGAAGGTGCGAACGATCGTCAGCTCGCCAAGGTCAACCTTGATCTTGGCCTGCTCCGCTCCCTTGCGGATCGGCTCCGAGCCCGCAACCGCACGACCCTTGAGCGCTACCCAGATCGCATCCAGCACGCTCGTCTTGCCCTGTCCGTTCGCACCGGTGATCTGCACGACGTTGCCGTCAGGCCGGATCGCCACCGCTTTAAGGCGCCGGAAATTCTCCGCGCGCAGCTCAATGATCCTCATGATTTTCTCTCCCCACGGCACGATTGCCGGCAGTACCGCCCGGCCTGGGGCGGCACCGCTGGCAAGCGCTCAGTGGCCATCGTGCCAAGTCCGGCCGCCGTCGTGGCTGTGGGTGCCATGGCCGAGGACTTGGCGGCTGACAGGCTTGCCGGCGAGCTGCTCGGCGCGGGCGATGGCGGCGCGGGTTAGGGCTGAGCCGCTGACCATGATGCGGCGGTAGATACAGGCGTCAGTGACGCCGTCGCGGTCGGCATCGGCGAGGCCGTCGATGGCGATGGCGCCCTGGGGGCCGACCTTGAACTTGATGCGGCCGGCGGCGACACCCTGGTTGACGCGGTCCACGACGTTGCGGACCTCCGCAATGCGTTGCTGGATGGTCTGCTTGGGCTTGAGGCGGGTATCGCAGGGCATGATGGTTTCCTTGGCGTACTGTCCATCCGAAAACTTTTCATTGTATTTCGGACGAGATCACAGATCGAGGGCGCGGAGCTGGGCTCCTGGCCGCCATTCTTCGACTGGAACACTGGTCGCTTTGCGAGCGCGTTCGTCGGCCCATTTGCGCAGACGGGTGATCTTCTCGGCGGCGGTTTTGGCGAGGGGGTAAACATCGGCGGCGGCGGCCACGAGATCATCCGTGGTAAGTTCGCGGCCGTTTTCCGCGAAGGCGGCGAACAGCGCCTCGGGGACGATCGCGGCGACCTCAGCGCCTGTAAATCCCGTGCAGGCCGCGGCGATCTTGCGGGAATCGATGTCCAGCTGACCGCGGCCGTGGGCCTTGAGGCTTGCGAGCACGATTTCTTCGCGCTCGACTGCGGTCGGCAGGTCGACGAACCAGACCTCGTCGAAGCGACCTTTGCGTAGCAGCTCTGGGGGGAGGGATTCCACGTCGTTTGCGGTCGCGATGACGAAGGCCTCGCCCTGGCGGTCTTGCATCCAGGACAGGATGGCGCCGAGGGCGTCTGAGGACACGCCGCCGTCGGCGGAGCCCGAGGTTGAGCCCTGGAGGGCTTTTTCGATTTCGTCGAGCCAGACGACGCAGCGGCCGATGGCCTCGATGACACGGAAGGCCTTGCGGAGGTTACCCTCGGACTCGCCCACGAACTTGGACTTGAGGGCGCCGAGGTCGAGGCGGAGCAGGGGGACGCCCCAGGCCGTCGCCACGGCCTTAGCGGTGAGGGATTTGCCGCACCCTGGCACACCTACCAGGATGGCGCCTTTGGGCGCTGGGAGGCCGTAGGCGCGGGCCTTGGGGCTATAGGCGAGCTTGCGCTCGACGAGCCAGCCCTTGAGGACATCGAGGCCGCCCACGGCATCGAGCCCGCCGGGGATGGGATCGTACCATTCCATGACGCGTTCGCGGGCGATGACGCGCTTTTTTTCCTTGGCCACCGTGACGGGATCGATGCGGCGCAGCTGGACGAGGGACCGCGCGTAGCAAGAGGCGGCCTCCTCGCCGGAGAGCCCGACGGCGGCGTCGATCGCGGCGTCGCGGGTACCATTGGGGGCGGCTGCGGTGCGCAGCTCGTCGGGAAGGCCGGCGATGGCGGCGTCGAGGATGGCGGAGACCTCGGCGCGGTCGGGGAGCGGCCATTCGATGACCGTGGCGTGACCGGCGAGTTCGAGCGGGATTTCGCCTGTGGGCGTCAGCACGATGATGGCCTGGGCGGATTCGCGTGGTGAGCCGGGGAGTTGGCGCGCTAGGTTGCGGAGCTGGCGGAGGGTGGTGGCGTTTTGCGGGCCGGCGAGCCACGCCGGGAGGTCGCGCATGATCCAGATGCAGCGGTCGGTGGCGCTGCCGGTGGAGGTGGCGCGCTCAGCGATAGCGGTAAAGGCGGCGCCGGGGTCCTGGGTATCGCGCGCAGGGATGCCGGGGACGGCCTTGCCGTCGATGGCGGCGATGCCCTTGGCAACATCCCAAGTCCGGGCGACGTAGTTGGCGGCGGCGGCGGCCTCGAAGAGGTGGCGTTCGACGCGAGCTTCTTCGCGGGTGGTGATCCAGATGAGCGGGTTACGGGCCCGCAGCAGGGCGGACACGTCGGCGGCGGCGAGCTGGCCTTTGGTCTGGGTAGTGCTGGTGGTCATTGGTGTTCTCCCATCGAGTCGGTTTTGTCCCCGACGAGAGAACCCCGTAGAACACGTTCTAACGCCGCGTCAAGTTGCCCAGGGCAAGCTATTCTTGTTCTGTTCCATGTTTTTTCAACGGAACTGGTCGTAATCGTCCTCGGTCATGTGTAGTTGGTCATGGAGTCCTGCCTGTCCGTCCCTTGACTTCGGTTGAAACTTCAACGTACTTTGGTCCTGTCAGCCATTGGCTTCTGGTCTCGGTTCGAGGCCTACCAGCGAGCATCGCAATACTTTGGGACCGTGTCCCGCTGCCGCTTCCTGGGGTGACGCCAATGAAAT